TACACAAGTATTAACGCATACTTGTAAGCGAGGAATCGTTTACGTGCTCCTATTCCTATGCACGGACTATTGTGGAAGCTTGGAGTTCGCGTCACTGAACTCTCAGCTAGGACGATCATTGGTTCAAGGCTGAGGATATTGGTTCGATCAACTTTATTCCGTATTGCACCATCACGCGGCCGCAAGCAACGGCTGTGGAGTTGGCTCCATCCGCGGAAAGAACTACTAACCTGCTCGGCGAGTAGATATTTCCTATGGCAGAGTTGACTGTAATTGCAGCGGTGAAGTCAGTCGAGTTGATGTAACTATACCAGGGTTTCTCCAGGCGCGTCACATCGAGCTCGCAGCAAATGGCTCCAGGGGGACATTTCGCCGACGGATTACTCAACATCGACGAAGCCTCAGATCCGCTCCACACAGGACCTGATGTATATCTCGAAAGTGAAGTCATCTGCAGGGCCGTAGTAGGGATGGAATCATACTGGTCATAAAGGAAGCCCATATGGACAGAACCAGCGGTATCCGTACCCGTTGAGGGGATATAGATGAACCGCAAGTACAGCCACTGCCATTTCGACCAGTTGGCAGCGACGCCTCGAAGCCATGTTCCAATGGTGTAAGGCATACAATTGTCAATAGTGATCGTCTCCGAAGAGCCAACCGAGATAACTTGGTTTTGCTCCACGTGGTGAACGATCACTTCTAGGCCAGAAGGTGCTGTCCTGATACGAGGATTGTTTCGCATTATGATAACACCCGCGGCAGCTGGCTGTTTCACTGGCTTGACAATAGTGGTCTGCTGCTGTTGTTGGGAACGCCGGTTGCGACGCCGGTTCCGGGCATTGCCACTCAGGGTCGTCCTGACCTCCTGAATGACTGTCTTCCGGGCGGCGGGAGTTGTATTCCACTGCTTTCTCGGCATTTCCTTGTTTAACTTTGTGAGCTGGGTCTTCACGGCTCACATACGCGTAGATTCTACCCCAGTGTGGATTGGCGCCCAACTCTGCCTGCAAATCCTTGATGTCAGGTCTCGGACTACAAAGATAGCGGTAGAGTGTGCGCGGCCATGAGGTGAGATAAAACCGATTCTCCGACAACTCGTGGGAGCAGAAGTTTACACGAGACAATTTTCCAGCAGAGTCAAGCTCACACGGGTCGTACTGTTTACAAGTATGGCCTAACGCGGAGTACTTTTCCTTTGCATTCTCAGTGTAGCCTTCGACGGAATCATCTCCCATGGCGATACACCAGGGGGCTCCGATAATCTCAGCCATCAAGCAGCGTATCCTCGAGTTTGTGCTTGAGGTACAATAACTGCCGGACTTCATAAGTCCTGGACGGCCTTGGGATATCAGCCGCCCATCAGACAGCTGGAAGACCGAATTAACGAAGCAATACCACCGATTGATGGCAACCTTACGCGCCAGACCGTCAAAGTCCCCCAAGTTCAACCTCATCTCCAAGTCAGCCCATAACTCCCAAGATTGAACCGACCAATCAAAGCCGGAGATGTCCGCTTCTGCAGCGGGATGAGAGTCATGGTAGAACTTGAGTTCCGACCAGATGGACTGTGCTTGTTCAGCAAGGCTCAATCCCATTCCAGGTTTGGAAGGGATGTTGCGCCATCTAGTGATCTCAAGTTCATTCTGAGGGCCAAACAAGAGCCTCTCGATGATTTGGTCTATCAATGAGACAGACGAAATCAAGCGAAACCTACGCTCACTCACCTTTCGGCGAGCGTGCGGCTCTTGCTTGACGAAAAGTCTGATGGGGTCTACAAAACCCTGGGAGACCAATTCGACTGGACTTAACCCGATGCATGACGACTCAGCTAGTAGCACGAGTCTATCTACCACGGATGTTACTATTAAGTCCAGGTGACGGTCTATAATTATTGAGTTCTTTGCACCAAAGACGCTGAGGGGCGTACCTGGGGACGCGTCTCTGTTGATGCTGTTGAGGCAGATCTTCTCGACCGCCTGCGCGATCTCGCGTTTGTCCCAGTCGCCTCGGAGGACTGCTTTGACTCGGGATTTTGGGTATTTCCGCTCGAGTCTTTCACAGGCCTCTTGGAGCGCCTCTGGTGCTTCTGTAGCCCTGAACCTTCCTGACTGGAGGATGAGGGAGTCGAGCTCCGCCTGAGATCCTCTTTCAGGCCAGGTGAACTCGGAGAGTTCAGGGAATTGACTGATAGCTTCTTGGATAGAGTCATTTGGAGTTGTTCGAGAAGCTTCTCGATATCTGACATTCGTTCTTCCAACGAAGTGGAGGGGCATGCCTTTTCCAGCGTAACACGAGCAGGCTCCTTTACAGGAGACACACTTTTC